TTTGCCGTTGCTTTGTTCAGCACGTTAACCAAACGCTTGCTCATTCTGTGCTTGTTGTACTCGATGAACGAGCGAAGCGGTGTGCGCCCGATTTCCGAGTCAATCTGCGCCCGGTATTGTTGGCAGATAAGAAGTGCCTTGTTGTATTCGTTAAGAGTGATTTTGCTCATTGTTGTGTTGTGTTAGTACGTTCATAATAAAATCATTTGCTTCGGTTGGCCACGATGCTTCTATTTGGCCATCTACCCAAAAATAAGTAGTTAAGCCATCGACTTCTATTCTCATTGATTTGTCTGCGGTTGCATACGTTGTGAGTGTTTCAACTGATTTGATGATTGTGTTGCTCATAGGGTTGGGGGTTAGTTATTGTTAATAATTGCTTCGATTTCTTCCGCATAGGTGTTGATAATCCAATTGATTACACTTTCATCTTCGGGGATTGAAAATGCTTCACGTGTGCCTTGTGTTGTAGCTGACAGATTGTGCTTTGCGATTTCGATGCCGTTGCAAGAAATGCGTGTGTAACCTTGTAGTGACTGTGTGATTGTGATGTTCATAGTTTTGTGTTTTTAATAGTTAGTAATTCGTTTGTTTTAGTGATGCAAATATGGGGTATAAATCAATACAAAAATGTTAAAAGTTGTTAAATCTCACTCATAATATTAACCACCGCCATTCCACTCGCTTCGGCTAAACGTACATTGTTCCGTATCCGCTCCCGAAACTTCATTGCTTCGTGTGCCGTTGTGAAGTCATCATTGTAAAGGCCGACCACGTTGTTTTTTAGCTTAATAATGATGCCATCGATAACAACACGTACATCAACAGGTGATAAGCGGTGTAGCATCGCAATTTCAGCGTAATGCAACCCCTTGTTATACTCCAACCACATTGACCAATCTCGGTCTGTAATGTGTGCAGGTCGGATGCTATCTTTGTAGGCATCGGTGATTACTCTGGTTGTTTTTCTTGTTTTAGCCATTCGCTACCTCCTTTCGCCAATTAATCAAGTGCTGATGCAGGTCATTAAAGTTGTTGCATCTTCTCGGTTGAGTTAGTTTCGCACCGCCATTAATACGTGGTGCATTGGCCGTTGGGATGTGGCAGAATATTGCCTGCATCCATTCCTTTGCGCTGAACTGCGCTCGGATTTCTTTGAGTAGGGTCATAGGTTTAGGTTGTTTTTTGTTTGATAAGTTTTTTAATCAGTTTAATTGCGTTTTTAATGTCTAATTCTTGGTCAATGTCAATATCAAAATATTCAATAAAAAATTGCTTATACATTCTGTACTCCAACAATATTTTTTTGTCTTGTATTGCGAAAAAGTCAATCAATTTTATTGTGCAATAAAGTTTATTGTTAAAGCCGTAGTCAAACAATAAAATATCAATATGCACCCCATCAAAATATTTGTTTAAATAATAATTGCTGATGCGTTCTTTTGATGAGAATATTTTGACTATTCTTTTATCCAGCACACCATCGTTAAATAATATCTCATACCTTGCAACACATTCGTTTGTTGATACAATATTGAGAGAGTATATTTGACTCAAAGATTGATAAAGCAAACCGTGATAATCATTGAACACATATTTTAATTTGAAAAAATCAAATTCAATATCGTGCTTATGCCAATTACCTTGCATTTCGCTAACATCAATTGTTTTATAAATCATTTCAGTTTTAGTATAGGTTTCGCCATCAACTTCAACTGATTTGACTTTGCGGTCAAGTATATCAATAGTGCCACCTATTGTAAACTCATTGTTGGATATTTTTTTTAAAAACAACTTATGCATTGTCGAAGTTCTTTGACTCTGCCTCACGCAATTTTAAACCATCTTTATAAACCGCATTGTGAGCAGTTAATTTCATTTGAATGTCTGCTCTTTTCAGTTCATACATTAAAGCATTGTTTGCTTGTTTTGCTAAATTAGCTTGTGCTGATGCCGTTTGCACATCGATTTCATTGTTGTTTAGCTTTTCCATTTGTAAGAAAATAAAAGCCAACATTGATTTGTTGTTTACTGGTGTCATAGGTTGTTTGTTTTTAATTTGTTATGGGTTAGTTTGTTGTGTATGCGAAAGAAAGTAGCGGGTAGCGGGTAGTTAGCACTCATTTTCGGACAATACGCCTTCATTCATCAAATCAATCATTCGTTCATAATTGAACATATAAGGCGTATATTCTTCTCCCCTGAGAAATAACACTTGGTTTTTAACTGAATAATCCTGTGTGAAGTAAAGTGATGGCAAACGCCTTTTATCGTAATTTACACGAGAAAAACGAGTGCTAACATCACCTACCCGCAAGGCAGGGTTCAGTAGTTTATTGAACATTTCTGCTATTTTCATCTGTATTGCTATTTTGAAAGTTTGTGCTATTTAATCCTGCCCTGTCGGGTAGCTGAATGCCGTTATGCGTAATGTTAGAACAGCGAACCACTCAAACGATTTACGCCTTTATCGTAATATTCTTTTTCTAATTCTATTGCTATACATTTACGATTTAAACGCTTACAAGCATCAGCAGTTGAAAAACTACCCGCAAAGCAATCTAACACAATATCATCTTCTTTTGTGTGTAATTTAATCAATCTTTCAAGTAATTCAACGGGCTTTTCTGTTGGGTGCAATCTTTTTGAACTACTTGGGCTTGGATAGTTAAATGTTTTCTTTTGTTCATTAACCCCTAAATTATTAAAAGTAGCTCCTTTTCCTCGAACATAAACCATAAATTCTAAATTGCTTATATGCTTTCCGTTCCCAAAAGGAATAGGATTTGGTTTATCCCAAACAAGCAAGGTAACTGAATACTTTTTTTGTTCCCAATAATTCATAATTTTAGAAACTTGCTTATTTGAACAAAAACAAACCATATTCATAACCTTACTTACTCTTTCAATTTCAGTAAATACATTTTCAACATCAAAACCTTTGCTTATAAAATCAATGTGCAAATCATTTAATTGTCTTTTCATTTCTTTGCTTTGTCCTCCTCCGTGATTATCTAATTCATAAGGAGGGTCAATACATACAAAATCTACACTTTTACTTTCTAATGTAGGTAAATATTCAAGGCAATTAGCATTAACCAAAACACTACGCATAACACGGGTTTGGCAAAATGGCTGTTCAGTAATTCTATCAATCATTCGTTTTTAATTTTAAAGTTTAGTAATTCTATTTAGCTTCGGGTTCAGCCACTTCGCCAAGCCCAATAACGTTAGTAGCAAGTTTGCTCAAAGAACCTTATTACTATAACATTTTGGGCATTGTCCTAAATGAAATATTCCTTTGTTATGTTCAGTAATTCCGATTTCGCAAACCTGACTACTAACATCGGCTTTGCGTGATTTAAGCATCTCGTCAATAGCAATAGTAGCTTCTTTTAGTAGTTCCGTTGTTTTTTCAGTTCCAATTATTTCGGAAACTTTTCCAACAAATAGTTGTTTTATTAATTTTTCTCTGTTCATATATTTTATCATTTTTAAATTAAACCACGCAAAGCCGCAAACCGTTATACGCAACCTTACAAAGACTGCAACTCCGACTTGACTTGTTGCCAATAGTATGTATCAATTCTATACAATCCCTGTTCTTGTGAATGATGGTTTAGTATTTCTTCAACTGCCATCAAAGCACATTGAATAGCCATATTATCCTTATACATTCCTAATGGAGCATCTTTGTGAGATAGTGCATATCTGAAAGTTGAAAATAAATCTTTTGCTTTTTCTTTTGCGTTCATATTTTTTGTTTTTAAAATTAGTAATAAAGGCAGCGTATAACAGCACATACACGCTATTTTCCCTCCCTCAATCCAACGCTCACAGCGTGTATCTGCAAACCGTTACTCAATCCCCATCCTCATCATTAATCCGCTTCACCACCGCCTTGTATTCGGCAGTAGCTTTGAGCCGTTTTATCTCGGCTCGGATGTGGTCACGGTACATTTCGGGTATGCGAATACGCACGGCTTTTGGTTCTAACTTGCGCCCTTGATTTCTGTCGGAGTGTGGTCGTTTCATAGGATGTTGATAGTTACGGAGTTCATTATTTTGCTTAATTGCAATGATGTGTTATCAATGCAAATTTCAACTGAACCTTGATAATTTTTTATCGTTGCTTTTTGAATATCTATACCAACGTAATGCGGTGTTGATATACAAATTAATGTTTTATCATCATTGATAAACTTCGGCAGATAATGTGCCGGGATTAGGTCGAATTTTTCTTGTGTTGTCATAGGTTTAGCGTTTAGAATTATTACGTTGTGAAGTTGCCGCCCAAGTGAGCGTGGCAGTTGTGAAGATTACAAGTAGGATTGATGCCATAGTTAATTAGTTTTAGTTTGTTATAGTGGCGCAAATATCAACATAATATTTTAATTTGCAAATATTTTAACAAAAAAAACGCAGCCCATTACTGAACTGCGCTAACTATGAACAAACACCGCCCTATGAAAACGATGTGCAAATATACAAATTATTTGATTACCGACAACACTCCTAAAATAATTACACCAAACACCGCCAAACGCTTGTGTCTGCGTTGTTTGCGTATCTCTTTGGCTTGCGTTACAATCAGCGTTGAGTCAGCCACTATAACGCTATCTTTAACCGCAATCTCGACCTCTTTGATTTGCACAATCGTGTCACACTCGGCAGCCACAAGTTGAATAAACGTATCACACTCCGCAGGGGCAATTGTCCTAATATACTTCACTCTGGTAACGTATATCGTATCACGCTCACGGCTTTTATTTTCCGCTATTCTTGCACGTTCTCGCAACACTTCGGTTTGTGTCAGCAAGCTATCGATGTTGTGGCCTACATTAAACGGCTCTACATTCGTTCTGTGGCACGTTCGGTATGTCATTGCTATTAACACTAACAACAAGGCGGCTAATTGCAGGTAAATTCTCATACCATTGAAAGTGATTGCTTACATAAATCTTTTGCAAGTGTTGACCATTTCTTTTTAAAAGGCCTACGAATTTCGCAGTATGCAAAAATAATACTTCCAAGTTCTTTTTGGAAAATTCTATTGCCATTTAGATAAATTTGTTTATGGCCAAATTCAGTTTTGCAAATTTTTAAATCGTTGTTCGCCAAAAAAAACTGACACGCTTCTATTAATATTTGTGGACTTTTTACCATTATACTACAATAATATTTTTAACATCAACTTTGAACGGCATTCGCACACCGGTATGGTCTTGTTCCGCATACGACCCTAATGTATAGCCAATCGGCAACGTTCTACGGCTCGGGAACGTGAACCCTTGCGCTACTTCATTCACGATGCAATAGTACTCGTAACGGCTCATTTTTAGCGTTACGTGGCACACTTCGCCCACTTGCACCTCACAGATATACTTGCTAATCTGCTTGCCGTTAAGGTAGGTATAGAGGAACAATCGGCAACTGCTTGTATCTTCACTTCGGTTGATGCCTATGCGAACTGAATTGATGTGATGATGACCTCTGCTGAAACCTGCAATTTTTTGAATGCCCTCACTTGGCTGCAAGTCGGGAACGGTAAACTTAAAGGTCATTATTCGAGGATTGCACACTAACATCCTGCGCCCTCCTCTCTGCGGTCTATTTTTGGTTGCGTTGGACCGCTTCGTAAATTGACTATCTGCTCAACGGTAACGATACCCATACACACCGCAGCGAATATAAGCCACGCATAAAGCGCATCGATTTGTGATGCTTCGGGGATAAGTCGAGCCGTGATGTATATTGATGTCGCAACGGCTACGAATGCCGATAGTTTCCGAGCCGAGTAGTTGCCCTTGATGTTTTTGAATGATTGGAGTATTTTCATTCGACAACCTCCTCTAACTTCAACCGTTCAAACTCTTTAATAGTCATTGTAAACTTGTTCCCGCTTTCGGCTGCGAACTCCATGTGGGGCATCAATTTACCGCCAATGGGTATGTTAATCAATCGCAAGTAGGTAATGACCTTGCCCGAATAGTTGTATCTTTTGCCTTTAATCATATTTTTGCCCTCCAATTTTTAAGTTCAAAATGTGGTGCATCCTTGAACCGCACCCAATCACCACCCCATACAATATCCGAATTGATGCCTTTTATTATCTCTGCAAACGCTTTAAAATATTTCGGTGACCAATCTAACTGCCTGTTCCTTACGAACGCTATATCGAACGCAAATGAGGGGTTATAATTATGCGGACTTTCGCCCGGTCTTGCGTTGGTTATTTTCGGTCTTTTATTGAAATAAACTTGTTGCATTGCATTGTTTCTATACGTGCAAGTTCTTATCACGTTCACATCACCGTTTTGTGCGTTAAACACGGCTTCGGCTTTGAGGTAGGCATCCGCTAATATCGGGTGCAAGTCCTTTAAATCTCTGCTTTCAAATGGTTTCATTCCTTAATCGAATTATACCAAGTGAACAATGTAATTGGAAGCGTTGCAATAACGCTGCTTAAACATAGGCACACGAATGCTTGTAGCACTCGGCTTTCCATTGTAATAATCTCTAACGCAATGTTGTTAATGTCGGATAATACGGCAACGTTCATCACAACTGAAATGACCGCGAACACGGTCGTTTGAAATAATTTTTTTTGATTTCGGCTCATAGGTAATAGGTTTTAGTTCAGCCGCAAATATAGTAATTAATTTCAATCTCGCAAACCTAACCGCTATTTGCTCGAATTTTTTAACCGTTCCAACTCAATCTTGTTGCGCTTGTAAGCCAACCAACCGTTAACGATACCGAGTATAACCACCACTAACGAACCGATTTTGATAGCCCATTTGGTGAACTCATCCATATCAACTCCGCTTGTGTACAATTCTACAAATAGCGTAGTAGCGCCGATGATTACTTGCAGTATTGCACCTAAAATAGTGCCGCCAAAAAAGTCAGTAATAGTGTTGTGTGCTTCGTTTATTTCTTGGTTCATATTAATTTCTCTAATTTAGGATTGTATGGTATTAATGGCAGGTCTTGAACCCACATAAATTCTTCATTTATACATTGGTCGATTTCTTCAACTGATATAAACCAATTCAAATCGGCATCTTGTACCGGGTTAAAATAACTATCGGGCATATACAATTGACCGATTAACGCATCTTTTTCTTTTTCGGTTAACAACGCAACGTACTCGGTATGCTGCTCACGTGATATTTCGGCTAATTTAAACATTGCGCCCGAGTGTTGTTTGCAAATTGTTTATAATAGTATTGTAATCAGTTCGTTCTTGCGTTGTGAACGATTGCCCCATTGATGCGTATGCGTATTGCCTTGTAGTGTACGATGCCTGTGGTGTACCGCTTACGTTTGTTGTGCAAATAAAAATATTGAATGCACTTGTGCCGTTTGATGCTGCACTTGATGAGTTGATAAGTATGTTGTCACGGTAGTATGCGCTTGCGTTTGATGCAGTACGTTGATACAACTGCAAACGTTGGCTAATCGTATTCAAACCATTCATAATAACAAGGTTATTGTTGTACGCATCAATATTATCATCACCCTTACGTGAGCGGAAACCCAACACCCTTGTTCCTGATACTGCCGTTCCCATATCGTATGCGTTTGTGTCCTGTGCGTTTGTACGAATATACAATGATAAATGATTGTTGTCTTGTGGCAATGTTGAACCAAGCACACCTGTGTTCATGTATGCGTTAGTTCCGTTACCTTGTATGCCGTTCAATGAGTGTGTCATACCACCAACAAATGAACCGTTTAATGTAGGGTTGATGAGGTTAATAGCGTGAGCCGATGCCGTGCCACCTACGAATGGGAATATAGCAGTGCATTTGTCAAATATACCCGCCATTTTTAGGTCTATACACAAGCGGTAAATAGCATCTTTGATTTGATTGTTGCTGATGCCCGTTGCATACATAAATTGCTTTGCGTTCAAGTCGGAATAACGGTTGTAAATATTTTTGCAAATAAGTACACCTCGATTGATTCCAACGCAATCGCCAGACATCACACCTGTATTTACCGATGTTTTAATCACTACAAGTCGGTAAATTGTGCTGATACGTACACGATGCCTGTAAGGTTGGCAACGGTTGAAACACGCAAAGTTTCGTTTGCGCCTAATCTAATTATACGCTTGCCATTTTGGTCAACTGTCATACCTACTAACACGGCTGCTGCAAGCACATCGACTGCTAATACGTTGGCTACGTTACCGCTTGACAACGGCACGTTCACAATCCCCAACGGTCTTACCCCTGTGCCTGCGCTATCAACGATTGACACGAATAAGTTAACCGCTGCGGTTGATGTTGTACTTGCCACAAGCGCATCAATAATGCAACCGTTTGAACCTGCCGTTACTACGGTAACTGCGTTAGTTGTTGCTCCGAGTGTGCCTGCGGTTGCGTTGGTTAATGTTCCAACTGATGTCTTTGGTGTGATACCGTAAACGGGTATTTGATTGTTATTAAGTGGCATAATGTTATTGTTTAATTACCTGTTAAAAATCTAAATGATGAAACCATGAGAAAGTCAAGGTCATTAGCAATATCGCCATTGGTTCCCGACAAATATCCTATCTGTGTTGATGTTGTTGCTGAATGTGTTGGAATACCGTTTGCATCGCTTATTAATGCCCTTGATGCCGTTATAGCTGCGGCTTCAACTATTGCCCCGCCACTTGACCGCATCACTCTGTTGTTGTTTAGTGCCGTTGTCGAGTTCGTTCCGCCCTTATTGATGGGTAGGTTAGTGATGGTTGCTTCTTTGCCGTTTAACTGTGTTTGTATTGATGAGGTCACACCATCCAAATAACCGAACTCTGTATTGCTTACATTTGCATTGATATCGGTTGCTGCTACTTGTCTTGCTTTCCACAACCCCGTTCCATTATCATAAAACAACCCGTCATTATTTGCCGGTGTTTGTGCTGATACATCGTGCAACTCATCTAACTCATAACCGTTTTGTATGCGTACATACATGCGACCTGCTGACCCATTGCTTGCGGTTGTTACAGTTGCCACGTACACCAAATGATTAGGTGCGTATGGCTTTACTTTTGTGATTGCTCCATTTGTAGCACCTAAATAAATACTATCGCCATCTGCATAGGTTGATGTCGGCAATATGCTCAACCCATCAATCAAACCTTGCATAATTATAATGCCCTTTTGATTTGCTGCGATGCTTGTTGAGAATACAACACCAACGGTTCTTGCTGATGTTGCATCGGTTGTATTGTTGGCTAACTTTACGGTCATTCTATCACCTGTACCGCCAAACGAATACACCACTTGCCCCTTTGTTATGGTCACGCTATCGGCATTTGTAACATACGCAAACAAGCTATTAGGGCTTGTACCGATACATTGAAAGCCGTTAAGTGTTGAGTTGTAAACACAAAGCATTTCAGCACCATTCCAAATGTCACCGCCTATGATTGCGCCATCGTTGTTGCGGTAAAGTGTACGTGCGCCAAGTGCATTAATATTCAGCGTTGCGCCTGTTGTGTTGCCGTTGGTAAATCGTATTAAGTAAGTGTCCCCATCTGTGTACGATGCAACACCTGTGATTGTTGTTGTGTACGTATCCGTTCCCGATGCGGTTGCCTTTGTGATACCTCCACCACCACCCGCCAAATTAGCAATATCTTGCACCGTTGTTTTAACGGTCACACCACCTTGCACTATCGGTACAGGTTCCGTGCCTGCTAATGCGCCCGCACTTGATAAAGCACTTATTTTCTTGTCAGCCATTATAATTCTATTTTAGAGCCGTTTTCCTGCAACAAATAAAAACCATCTTGCAACAATAAGAAGTTGCCTAACACAACCTCATCACTACCAAACTGCGTTGCAAATATAGTGTTAGTTGGTACGTTTGTGGCTATTTTAGTTACTTGAATTTCTTGATTTCCGATTGCGTTCGATGCAATATTCAACCCCGTTAGTTGACAAAATTCGGCAACTCGGTTAAGTCCGTAGCCAAACTGCAATGCCAAATCCCAAACAGACTGCACTTGCTTGATGAAATATGTGTTATCGGGTTGCTTGGGTGTATTCTGTTGCTTGATGGCAGCCGCTTCGACTTTCGGCTTGATTGTTTCATCGTAAGTCAATGTTAAACCATTAATGCTATCGGTTATTGTCAATCCATTGTCATTGCATATCTTAACCGAATATTGCGCATCACCGTATAGCAACACGGCAACATCGTATATCCCTTGCCCGTTTTTAACTGCGTATAGCATCGACCTCGAAGTTAGTGGTGTTGTTATCTGTGAATACTACCGAAACGCTGCTATATCCATCAGCAGTTAGTTGTTGTAGTATCTGTTTGCGGAGTTGTAACTGCGCCCCCGAACTATTTAAAAAGTTGTCGATACCGACCCCGCAAAAAATATATTCTTTCCAATCCCCTTGATTAGAGTTAATAATGTCGATGATATGGTCCTCATCACTATTGCCGATAACAAAATCGTTGTCCTTGATGAGAATATCACCCACATCATCCTGTAAGAAATCCTTAGCCGTTGCCATGTTTAACCGTTTGATTTTCGATTTGTGAAATATTTATTTGCGGAAGTACAAGCGCAGTAAATGTTGACAATGCTACACCGCCATCAATAGGTGCGTAACCTGCCATCAATGCCGTTATTGCCACCTTTAACGTATTAATCTCTGTCTGTAAGTTATTCAATGCTGCGTTCAATACTTGCACCTTAACCAAGCCCCCATTCGCATCACCAGCCAAGTATATTTGGTCGACCTTGCTCACCATTGACACGTATGCCGTTGCTTGTGAGGTCTGTTGCACTATCACAACACTATTGTTAGCAGGTATCAATGTGAAACCCTTATCCGCATCTGCATTGAGTAGCACATCAAAGAACTCCGCATCACCGTTGATAGGTGTGCATGTGCAAGTCATTTCTGTTGTGTCAATGTCGCTCACTTTACACGGTATGCCCTCGAATGTGAGGTCATTAACACCGCTTAACGCTTGTATTGCTTGCCTTATGTCTGTAACTTGTACACTCATGCTATTCTACGTTCTAATTCTATTACTTGCTTGCCGCCATCCGATGTGCTTAATTCCGTTTGTACTGATTTAATTAAATATTTGCCATCACGCTCTGGGTACTTCCAACTTTTTAAAATTGCATAATCACCCGGCACAACTAACGGCTCTAAAAAAGTTTTAAATGCTCCGTAATAACCTGTGTAGTTAGCTTGCTCTAAAAATGAATTGCATTTTAAATCTAAATCGGCCTTTGTACCTCCTAACTGAAACACCGTTCGAACATCACCAGTTGCGTCACCGTAAGTATATTCTGTGCGCTCATTGTTGGCAATTAAAACTCCTTTTACTTGCACCTTAACATCATCTTTTTTTAAATAAGTCAAAGTTGTGCCATCTTTACACATTAACTCAAATTGAAATATAGCAGTTTGCGCCTCATCCTTGTAAAATGGTAGTCCAACACGCAGTATGCCATCTTTAAAGAACGAATACAAGCCATATTGGTCGCGCAATACTTGTAGTACCTTGCCAACACTTGCACCTTGCAAACGTATCATTCCTAACTCGGCATTAATGGCCTTAAAAGGTGTGCTTGTGTTTGATAGCATCTTTGCAATAAAAGTGCGCAAATTAACCGACTTGTATGATAGATTAGGCGCAATAGCTTGTTTGATAAGGAACATTTCATCCTCACACAATAGTTCAATAGGTACGTTATTATTAATCTTGGCAATGTAACCCGTGAATATAACCGTTTCGTTTGGCTGATACGCTGCGGTTATTATAATCCTATCACCCCTACGCATAATTGGGTTTGCGCCCTCATAAATATTGCGCTTGTTGTAATTAAAATTTCTCGGCAATGTTACTGATGCGGTTTGTGTTTGCTTGTCAAATGAACGTGTTACGGTAACTTTATTAACGGCATCAAAATAGAATTTATCTGCTCTGCCATCACCTTGCTGCTGAATTTCTATGCGACAAACAACTCTAAACATCTAACTCTTTTTCATAAATTGTAAAACTAACATCCGACACGCAATTAATTTGAAAATATTGAATATTTCGCATTCCTTGTTGTTGGTTCAATGTGTAACTTTCAACAACAATATCGTTTATCTTAAATATGTCATTTAAAAAATAATTTGCAATGCTCAATGGTATAGGTGCCTGCAAATAACTTTGCAACAATGATGTTGATGTGCTTGGGTACAAATCGGGATGTTTAGTTGCCACAAATCCACGTATTACTATTTTATAGTCACTTTCCGAAATGTACTCTTTAACCGTGCCAGGAAAGTCGATAACTTCTGTTTTAATAATATTTTTTTCCTGCGTTACCTCAACGATGCAGTTGTCTAAATGCAAACCGCCCTCAACATTTTCTTCTAAATCTATTGTTTTTGTAACGTATTGAAGTGTATCGGGATTAAACTCGCTTACATCGTAACTTTTTTTAGCAATAAATACTCTGCCATATACGGCAGTTCCTAACAATTTACTTTTGCCATCTGGTTCATCTTTTGGCTCTGCTTCAACAACACCAACAATGGCACGTTGTATTAAAGGCAGTCCGAACCCTTTTGATAGCGTTCTTAAATTTGCCTTTGCGGCAGGTTGTGGTAATATAAATTGTAAACTCATTATTTAGTTGCCATTAATTGGAAGTCATTAACTGCTTCGATAAGTGCTTGTGTCATTTGCTCTTTAACTTGTTTTGATAATTCGGTCACGTTGTTTGCGCTCAATATCATTTTACCAAATTCAGCAATATTGATATTAAAATTTTGAACACCTCTGCTTTCAACAACTGATGTTCCTGTACCGCCTTTTGATGATGGTGCCGTTTGTGGTTTTGTGGTAGGTGAACCGCCTGTTGATGGTATCGGTTTCATTGCGTTTGATGCCGCACCGATACCGCTTTCGGCTGATTTGTTTAATTTGTCGTAAGCATATTTTGCAGCCATTATACCTGTTGCTAATGCTGCCGCACCTGCTGCCGCTACCGCAAACAAACCAACACCGCTTAAACCTGCAAAGAATGCCGTAGCCGTGTTTAACAACCATTGAGCTACCGTTACCCCATCAAGTGCCGCAGCTAATGACCATAAACCCCAAATGAATTTAGCACCCGAATAAATCGCAGCTATTTTCATTGCTGAATTATAAACAAATATAGCACCTGCAACGGCAGTAAATGAGCCGACTAAAAACGATATTGCAACGGCATGTTCTTGTACAAAATTTGTAAACGAACGTATAAGTTGAATACTGCCAACAATAACAGGCATTAACAATTCGCCAATGGTCAATTTTAAATCTAAAAATGCGTTATTCATTCGGTTAAGGTTGGAACTCAAACTTTGACTTGCAGCATCCATACCACCTGCAAATTCCGTTTTTAATTGTGCTGCAAATTTAGTCAGAAAATCTTCGGCCATCAATTTGCCATCCGCCATAAATTTGTCTAATTCTTTTGTGGTCATATTCATTGACCTTGCAGCAATTTGAAAAGCACCGGGTATTCTTTCACCTAACTGACCACGTAATTCTTCCGCTTGTACTTTGCCCTTTGATAGCATCTGTTCTAATGCCCTAAATGCGCCCTCCGATTGCTCTGCTGATAAGTGCATTACGGTTGATGCCATACCTACACCCTCAAATATATCTCGCAATTTTTGCCCCTCTATTGATGTACCACGAGCCGCACCGCTAAACTTTGAAAACGCAGTCGCTGCCACGTTAAAATCCAATCCCATTTTTTGCGATGTTTCACGCAAATAATTGAAATCCCGTGCGCCTTGTTCTGCCGACCCACTCGCAAAATTTAACTGATTTTGCAAACCCTCGATTGATGCGGTTGTGTTTACAATCTCTCTAATACCTAAACCGAGTCCAATTCCTGCAAGTACCTTTTGTAGCTTGTTTGCAGAATTTTGAGCCGTGTTCATGCTCGTATTTAACTTTTCAGTTTCACCCGTTGCGTTACGGATGCCACTCGACATTAAATCTTTTAGCCGTAAAATATATTCAACCGATGTGTTGCTCATTTCTTAACTTGTATTGTTCCGTTAAACTTCAAAACCCACAATATTTCTTCTATCGAACGCGCCCACTCATCATCTGTTAGCGTGTTTGGGTCTACGTGGTAATAAAAACGGATGAGCGCATTCTGTCGAGCAAACTCATCCGTTTCTAATAACTGCTTTGCGGTGTCTAATTTTTTTTTAATTCACCCGCTTCCGTGCTTAACATTGGTAGGATGGTCATTGCCGCGCTGCGTAGTGCCTTGAAGTCATTGATGATGGCCTCAACATCGCCATCAACACATAACGTGCGCAGGAACGACTCAACACCCATCAACTCATCTTTGGCAATTAACGCACTAACGGTCTTGTATGCCAATCTATCCATCTCGCGCAAGTGTACCGTTAGCGGTGCGCCTTGGCGGTTAGTAACGGTTAGCGTGTAGATTTCAACACCGGGAAACTTTGCCTTTAATTGTTCGATATTTGTCATTGTGATTTATTTTAGTTTAGCGCAAAATTACTAAACAAATTCAATATGTGAAACAATTAATTCTAAATCCATCGGGATTGAAGTGTCACCCGTTGCCGATGTAATCATGTTTGTTTTGAAACGGCAATTGCGTATCTTATGCACAACAGGTATTAAGTTCACATCGGTAAACGTTACAATGATGTCGAACTCTGGGATGTCTTGCAATCGGCCGTTTGGTGCGACTGATACAATGTTCATCACTTCATTCATTAATATTGTAACCTTTGCCGATGGCTCGATTTGACCGAAACCGCGCGCAACAGGGTAGCGCCCCGTTGCATACACGTTCTCGATGTTGTCTGTTTCACCGTACTCAATAGCGGTTACTGCTATGATTGGTGTTCCAAGTATGATGCAGGTAATGTCTGCGAACTCATACGCTTTGCCGTTTATTAACGGTAGTCCATTTTGTGCCATGTTTTTATACTGATTTTACAAATCCAACATTGATTTTGATAATACGGGCAACACCGAGCGGTACATTTTGCAATGTCAATTCAAGTGTTGATGTAGCCAAAACATCTTGGGCGGGGTTAATAATAATTTTGTGTGCTGAAAGTTCGCCATCGGCTTCCATTTGCACTAATGGATTGTTTGCCAAGGTTTCAAAGTAACCGATTGTTGCTGCCGTTAACGTGCCATCTGCATTCACTTTCAATGGTGAACTTAAAGCAGGTAACATGTTGGCTCTTACAACGCGTGTAATCTTTTGGTATGTGCGGTTATTTTCGATTGTTGAGTAGTCGCTTGTAGGTGTTACGGTTGTTTTTGAGTCACTCCAATACGAACCCGCGATGCCTGTTAACTTGCGCAGGAACACGTAAGCGTAGTTGTTTAAACTCTCGAACTGACTATCGGCAAGTGCTGAATACAACTGCCCATTGCTGAACGCTATCGTGTCAAGTTCCGTGCCAAGTGCCATGTTGAATTTAGATACCCATGCAATTGACTCGCTTACAAGTGCTAACGATACTGCGCCAAGCATTGCACCGCATGAACCAACTGATTTGCCTGTTGCCTTGTAAATCTTATATCCTGCTGCTGCGCCATCCTGTGCGATAACAACGCTTACATTCGGTGCGGTTTGTGTTGATAGGTCAACTAATGATGCCACACTTCCTGTTGCGCTGATTTCAGCATTGAGGATGATTTGCAACGGTTTGTAAACGGCTTCGTTTGCGGTTGCAATAGCTTGCAATGCTGCACATTGAGCGGCTGCAAACGCAACGTTTTTCTCAAACACGCTGATTTGCTTAATTTCGCCCATGGCATAGTTTTGCATGGTTGTTATTGCGCTAAATGTGTACGTGCTTGCTTCTTCTACAAATAAACCTACATACAATTGCCCCTTTGGTTGTATTCTAAAATACTCAACAATGTGGTAATATAGCGTATCAATCCACGATGCAACACCAAGCACGGTTGAACCACTACCTGTTGGTTGTGTCCATGTACCTGTTGACCCGCCTGTGATTGTTGATGCGTAAGGTGTGCCGCTATTGGGGAAAATACCCTCACCCGCTTTGGTTGTGATTAACAACGATGAGGTGCTGTTTGTAGCACTAAATCCGTGCGTTTGAGTGCCCGCGTTAATAGCTGCGGCAAGTGCTGCGGCTGCGGTTGTTGTTGAAACAGCATCGGCACTTGTTAAGGTGTATGTACTTAATACCGTTACTACACCCATGATGCCTGTGTAGGTTATTGCTACCGTGTCGCCTGCTGCGGGTGTACCGCCCACAACCATTTTCGCAACGGCTTTGGTTTCGCCTAATGAATTGCCATTGATACCAAGTGCTTCGGCATCGGCTACGGAAAAAATCTTTTTGATGCGGTCATTTACGGTGAACCCTGTCGGCAACGTTGCGCCAGTTGCGTAGTAATGCAAGTGTGCGCTTATGTAATCCGTGCCGGGTAAAGCACGACCTAAACCGCTTGTGCTTTTTACAAAATTGATATTTGGTAGTGCCATTTCTGTTTTGTGTATTAAAAAAGGCCTACCTACATTGATAGCGGGTAGGCCTTTTTAGTTAAACGTTATTTATTATTAAGATACCCAAGTTTGAACCAAAGCAGCAACACCTTTCATGTCTGTACGCAAAATCGCGCTACCTAACATTACTTCCATGTTGAAGATTGAACCTAAATACTCGGGTTTGCCGTTGCCGTTTGAACCACTATCGTACAACGGTGTCATGCTACCTAATGCACGAGATACTGATGATGAATGGAAAGCGATGCAAGCAAGGTTATCAGTTGTTGCAGTTGCAGCACCAAACGCTTTTGGAACGGTTGTTGAGTTAGCGTAAACAGATACAACAGGGCGCATCATAATATCGAAACCGTATAGTTGAGCAATGGTTCCTGTTTGTAACACGTTGCCTTGGTTTTGGAAACCGTTGTAAGAAGCTCTAATTACATCGCTGATTTGGAACAACTCCCAGAACATGTCGGTTGACATTAACAACTTTCTGTTGCCACGTGGTACATTGTCCTTGTCCATTTTCGCAGCAAGCGCAGCAATGTCAGCAAGTGCAACTTGTTTACGTGTTCCTGTTGCGCCCGGTGCAAGTGCAGTAGCGGCAGCAGCACCAGTAGTGCCGATGATGTTAGCAGCACCCGAAGCAGACCAACTGATAGCAACCTCATCACCTATTCTTTGTGTTAAAGTGCTGATTTGTTGACCTAAAACAGATTGTCTTTTGTCATAGCTGATTTGTAACTCATCAAGGTTGGTAATCAAAGTCGGCTCGAGAGCGAACTGATTAAGAGAGTAAGTTCTATCTGCATCAACACGCTCATTGATTGACAATGGGAATGTAGCAGGGTTTTTCAATACGGTTGGGTTACCTCCCGATTGTGGTACGTGTACAATTCCGAATGCGATGTACGCAGAGTGGTCTACCGAGTATGGTAAAAAGTCAGCGTTTCTGTTTAACGCTTCTTGTACATCCTGTACCCAAATTTCTTTTATTAGTGCCATTTTATTTTAGTTGTTTTTAAGTGAATAATTAATCGATTTGAATTTTTGCACCGCTTGGTAAAAATACCGTGCCATCAAACCAAAATGATTGACACCATGTTTTGCCTGCTACACCTGTAACGGTTGGGGCATCGATGCCTGTACCGAATGTGAATGTTTCAGTTGCGGTGGTTTTTACTTTGATGTGCAATGATGCACCTGCTTTCAATTCGCTTGAAATAGTCAAGTCAAGTGTTGCGTTACCTGTCAAAGTAGTTAGTGATGTAACTACCGTTTCATTGTTGGTAATTGTTGCGGCAGTTGTGCCTGTGGCAGCAATTGTCAATGTGCCTGCTGCGCCAAATGGGTTGTTAATTGTTGCCATTGTTTATTTATTTGATTTTTTAGTTGGTTTCGGTTCTTCTGTTGGTTGCTCCTCTGTTGGTCTGCTCACGGCTTTGTAATCGTTGCCTGTGGTCTTTTTGTATGCCATTGCATCGCCTAATTTCTCAAAGCAGTTGCCATCCTCGAAGCAGTATAGCAAGTTGATGTTTGGGTTAGCGTTCCAAATAGCTTCCATGATTAGAATTTTTTATCGGTTGATGGATTGTAGTTTGGTGACAAGTTCGATGGCAAACCTTTGATTAGATTATCAAACGATACGCTGTCATTTTCTTTCATTTCGGCAAGTCCTTTTGGGTCGTTCTTTGACCAATCATTAAAAGTCCAATTCTCACGACCTGCAACGGCTTGTGGTGCATTGCCCTTGTTGTCAAATATCGGAGTGTATGCAGGTTTCAATTTACCGATGAGGTCTTTAAGTTCTGCATTTGACTTGTTGCTTGTAAGATAGATTTCTTTTGTAGCCGCATCAATCTTGCCCTCTTTAACGGCATTCTCAATTAATTCTGCTTTCACGGCTTGCTAGGCTGCATCGTTGGCCTCTTTCAATGCGTTTAATTCAGCGGTTGCTGACTCGATGCTTGCTTCTAATTCGGCAATTTTAGCATCCTTTGCGTTCACCGCCTCGATGATAGCTTCCTCGCTTGCTTCGTTGCTCAATTTGAGCAAATCAGTTAATTTATTCATTTTTGTTTCTGTTTTGGTTATTACTTTATTATAAACCGCGTACAACTCGCGCACACTTGCGTTCATTGCTGGCTTTACTTTCTTTGTTTCGATTACTTCATCAACTATGCCCAACATCTTACACTCATCGGCAGTCATCCACGTTTCCTTGTTCATCAAATCCTTGCATTTATCAAGTGTCATGTTGGTGTTGCGCTCAAATAGTTTTGCTAATGAGTTCGTGATTAAGTTCAACACTTCCTCATTATCGCTGCCGTTTGCGTTGTGCATCATGAACGTGCCGTAGTCGGCCATGTACTTCTTTTGTCCGCATATCGCAATAACACCCGCCATTGAGTAAGCCATGCCATCGATGTACGTGTTGCATGGTATCTCACTATTGAGTATAGCTGATACTATTGATAAACCCTCCTGTACTGAACCGCCAATGGAGTTGATGCGGATATTGATGCAGGTTATTTCGCCCTTATAAAATTCATTGAGCATTTGAATGTCCTCTGCTACCCATGCACCGTTAACACCCATACCCATGCCATCAATGTCACCGATGTGCTTGTATAGCAGTATCGTTGCCGTGCCGTTGGATATGTTGGTTATTTTAGTATTCATGATGCAAAATTGGTTACATATTTGCGCAAAAGTCCAAATAAGTTACTAAATTTAACGCGTTTAGTAACTAATATTTCGTAATGGCCAATCCAAAAAACGATGTAACCGCAAAAAAACAAGCTGCCAAAGCCCGTGTTACTGCGCACTTGACAGGCGAACTCAAAAAAAAGTTTTTTGATGAAGTCGAACGTACAGGTACAAAAGAAAGCTACTTGCTCAAAGAAATATTGCATGAGCATTACAATAGGCATAGGTTTTAAGATAATTCAAAGATTATTTGACCTTTTAAGTCAAGCGCGTTTGCGTATGTGCCGAATGTGCTGCCGATGCGTGTGAATTTTATTGTTGATGTACTGCCAACGGCCTCAATCAACACCCATTCAGTCACACCCGTAGCATTAAAATAAGCCAATGTATAGGAACTTTGTTTAATCACACCGCCCATTGTTGCAATACTTAATGTTAATGTATTATTTGAACCGCCTGTTGATGTGTTGTTAATGTCAATGATTGCGGTTACTTTTTTGCCCTCTACAAGTTGCTTATAAGATACTGAACCCGTGCCAAGTGTCCATGAGTTCAAATCACCAGATAGCGTTGATGACATAACATCAAAACTATTCCTAAAATACAAATCCGAATAATCAAGCAAACCGCTACCGCTCGCAGCACTTGACCAAACAATCTTGCGTATCTCATGCACGTTGTTTGATGTCGAGTCGCTAAACTCTACGGGGTCGGCATCTGTTGCCGTTAAGTAGGTTGTTACAAGGTTGCCAACTAACACTTGACCAACGTTCACAACAACGGTCTGCGCATCACAACGGAACACCTCTGCATACGTGTCTAACATCAATGCACCTGCGCTGATGATGTATGTACTACCCGAACCGCTATTAATTAATCCGTGCAATGCCATTGGTTTTGTTCCTGCTCTATCGCCCGCCCAATATGCCTTGTTTAAATCTTGTATTGTTTCTATGTATGCCGCTTGTAAATGGTCTAAACTTCCTTTTTTTAACGGCATCGCACTCGAAACCGTGATGTCTGTTGTTTTTATTTTCTTCATTGTATGTTAGTATGTAATTACTTGATAATTAATGCCTGCGTATGCGTATAAATCGGCTATTTGCCTAATTATTTTTTCATTGTTTGGACTTATGTTGGGTGCTATATCGGTTGCAGGTGGTACGGTTAAATGGTTTGCTACGTATATAGGCACGTAAATATCAAACTCGCTTCCCGTGTTGGTGATGTTTTGTGCGTGTATGAACCTATCCGCTTGTCCGTTGCTAAATACAACTTGACTGCTATCAACCTCATCAATTCCAACATAAAACACGTTGCTGCCCGATGCGAAGTTGTCAATATAAATATCACTCGCACCCGGTACATTCACAAACGTAGTACCAAACCACTCATTGAGCGCATATTCAAACAACAAGTGTTGAGCGTTGTATTTCATCCTTGGTTCAATACCAACAAATTTATCCTGTATTTTAAACCAAAAACTAACATTTGTCGGTAACTCGCCCGTGTTCGCTACCCAACACTCATACACCGCCTTGTCAATGTACTGCACTTGGTCGCCAACTGCATAGGTTGTGGCAGGAACCCACAACGCTGCCGAGTTGCCATCCTTGAACGTGCCAAACATAGTGTTGTATAGCACTTGCAACGGTTTGAGTAGCGTTTTAGTCCATGCCTTGTACTTGTCTAACCGTTTTTTAACGGGTAGGAAGTTGACTGCGAACAAATCTGTATTTATGATGAAACTCATTGTACTTGGTAGGTTATAGTGTCCGCAAATGCTTGACCCGATGTGGTTTCTTCCTCAACATATCCCGAATACGTTTGATATTGAACGGCATCAACACCTGTTGACAATCTAAATAGGTTAATAGCGTTCGCAAACGATATTGTGTTGCGCCTTACTCGTATGCGGCTCAATGATACGTTAGTCACACCCTCAACCGCTTGCATAGCGTCAACAACGGCTTGTGTTGTTATTACTCCGTTAAATGGCAAGTTAGCCATGTATGTGTTCAATGCCGCTTCTACGTTCGTTTGTATGACTGCCGAGTATTGACCGTTGTAATAAATCGTTGCTTCAACCGCCATCTTGTCGCTATTTTCATTGATGATGCTGAACGCTATTCCCGCAGGATTGAACGTTTCGACATACGACTGCAACTCTGCTAATTCACCCGCTGATACAGGCACGGGCGGGTCGTTCTTTGCAACCTTAATCAATACCGTGCGATTAGGGGCGGTTATTACTGCGCATCGTGTTAGTATTTGATTAGCCGTGTTAACCGTTGGGTATTCAATCACAAACGTGCTGGTATTCAACTCGGCTACATCACCCGTTTGAAACTTCAACACCTTGTTTCTGGTCCATTGCGGAGTGCTTGGTGCTGCGGTGCTTGCGATGGCTTCTAAATCCGACTTGAATAGGTCTTGTAACTGCTCAAATATAGCTATACATGATGCTACAATGAAGTAATACAAGTTCCACTTTGCGGTTTGACTTGTGGATGTCAAGGCCGATAGTGTTGGGTCTGCGTTCTTCGCATCCAACATTTGTTGTTTTATCTGTTGTACGGTGCGTGCCATTAGCTGATTGCAGTTATTATACCATTAACTACGGTAATGCTTGTTGGATTGGTAAACGTACCACTCACACCGCCTTGTTTAACATAGGTTGCAACGGCATTCACATCGGTCAATGATGTCTGTGCGTTTTGGTTTACGATTACTTTCTCTGCGCCTGTCAGCGTTGTTGCTGCTGGTAGTTCGGATATTTTTTGCTCTGCCATTTTATTGTTGTATTATAAGTTGATAACCTTGTTCGCTTAATAGTTGATAACCTAATTCACTTGCCAACACAACTGCATCTGGTATCACTCCAGTTCTTATAATAGTGTTGTCAAGTATTGGGTCATTGTTAGTGATGAGCGTGTTTACATTCGCTTCTGTTGTTGGTTGACTGCTTGCCGAGTAGTCAAAACCTTGCATTGTGTACGTGATTATAAATTCCTGTATATTTGTGTGGTCTGCTGATTGCACTTCCGACCTGCGCAGAAACCGTGAGTTGTATGGAGTTGACCAACCATGCACAAGTTGGTTGAGGTCTTGTTTTAATTGCAATATATCTGTGTCCTCGGTCTTGTAGCTTTCAAAACCCAAATGCAACGCTATTGTCATCGTGCCTTGTTGTTGCCCTTGCAAATTCTCGATGTAATCAGCAGCAGGAAACTCAATAAAACAACACGGGTAATTAAACGGAACGTTCACATCCTCGCGTTCAAATTGATTATTCCATAGTGCAACATACTTCAATGATTGAAGTGTGCTTATACGTGCTTTTAATGCGTTATAGATTTGTAATTGCATTTACTTGATTACTCTGTCTAATCGTTT